GGATATGCCGCCCATCAAGGAATACATGAAAGCAAAGCAAAAAAGCGGTGTTGATTTGTGCGCCGAGGAGATTTTCAAAGAGACCTGGGAATGGTTACGGAAAGTCGGCTGCACAGAATATGTCAATGTTCAGCTAATCAATCAGTACGCTATGACGGTTGCTCGTCAAATTCAATGTGAACAGTGCATTTCAGAGTACGGCTTCCTGGCGAAGCACCCCACCACGGGAAATGCCATCGCAAGCCCGTATGTGTCTATGCTCCAACAGTTCACAAAGCAAGCGAACCAATCTTGGTATCAAATTTATCAGATTGTCCGTGAGAACTGCTCGACCGATTACAACGGTCCCAATCCCCAGGATGATGTGATGGAACGATTACTACGTGCAAGGAAAGGATAATGAAATATGTTTGAAAAAGTGAATCCGAGCCACCCGGATAAGGTGGCGGACAGAATTGCCGGTGCCGTTGTGGACATCGCATACGATACACAGATTGACCCCAGAGTTGCTGTGGAGGTTCTCATTGGTCACGGCATCTGCCATATCATTGCAGAAACCTCTGCCGCCATCAACAGAGATAAGGTAACTGCTGCTGTGCAGCGGATCGCCGGAAACCTGGATGTTGACTTGGTGATTGTTCCCCAGGACGCGCATCTTGCTCGTAACCAGGAAGATGCCATCCGCTGCGGTGACAACGGCATCTTCAAGGGCGTGCCTATGACCGAGGAGCAGAGAAGCCTCTCTTGCATTGCCCGTAACATCTACGAGAAATACCCCTTTGATGGTAAGTACATCCTGGACGGTGACAATCTGACCATCTGCCAGAGCAGAACTGCTTCCGACACCCTCCGTTCTCTGTATCCCCATGCCGTGGTAAATCCGCTCGGTGACTGGACTGGTGGCACCGATGTTGATACAGGTGCTACCAACCGTAAGCTGGGTAGCGATATGGCTGACTCCGTTACGGGTGGCGGTCTGCACGGCAAAGACCTCTCCAAGGCTGACGTCAGCGTGAACATTTACGCTTGGCTCAAAGCCCAGGAGACCGGCAAGCCCGTGGAGTTCTGCTGCGCCATCGGTGACGAGACTGTCGGAGGCATCCCTTATTCTGAAATCGTGGAAACGGCAAGAGCCTACATCAAGTCCGTTGGTGGCTTTGAGGCATTTGCCGAGTGGGGTCTTGTATGCTGATTGAAAAGAAAAATACCGCAGACCTTCTGCCTGCGGATTACAACCCCCGCAAAGACCTCAAGCCAGGTGACGCTGAATATGAGAAGCTGAAACGCTCCATTGAGCAGTTCGGTTATGTCGAGCCTGTTATCTGGAACAAGGCCACGGGCAGAGTTGTCGGCGGTCACCAGCGCTTGAAGGTGCTGATCGATCTGGGCATGACCGAGGTTGACTGCGTTGTGGTAGAACTGACCGAGGAGAAGGAAAAAGCCCTCAACATTGCTCTGAATAAAATCAGCGGTGAATGGGACAAAGACAAGTTGGCTCTGCTGATTGCCGATTTGCAGGGCGCGGATTTCGATGTTTCCCTCACTGGTTTTGAGCCTGCGGAACTGGATGACCTTCTGAACATCGGCGCTGATGCAAAGGATGACGATTTCGATGTAGGCGCAGAACTGGAAAAGCCCACCTTCTCCAAGGCGGGTGACATCTGGATGCTCGGTCGGCATCGGCTCATCTGCGGTGACAGCACCAAGCCTGAAACCTTCGACCTTCTGATGGGCAGCACCAAAGCCAACCTGGTCATCACCGACCCTCCGTACAACGTCAACTACGAAGGCAGCGCGGGTAAAATCAAAAATGACAACATGGCTGATGAAGCCTTTTACAACTTCCTTCTGGCGGCATACACGCAGATGCACTCTGCTATGGCAGATGATGCGTCCATCTATGTATTCCATGCCGACACCGAGGGCCTGAACTTCCGCAGGGCTTTTGCCGATGCGGGTTTTTATTTGTCCGGCTGTTGCATCTGGAAGAAGCAGTCCCTTGTGTTGGGGCACTCTCCTTACCAGTGGCAGCATGAGCCTTGTCTGTACGGTTGGAAGAAAAACGGCAAGCACCAGTGGTACACCGGCAGGAAGGAAACCACCATCTGGGAATTTGACAAGCCCAAGAAGAACGGTGACCATCCGACCATGAAGCCGATCCCGCTCCTGGCTTATCCCATTATGAATTCCACCATGAGCAATGCGGTTGTGCTTGACCCCTTCGGTGGCTCCGGCTCTACGCTCATTGCCTGTGAGCAGACCGACCGCATCTGCTACACCGTGGAACTGGATGAAAAGTTCTGCGATGTCATTGTGAAGCGGTACATTGAACAGGTCGGCAGTTCGGACGGTGTTACCGTTCAGCGTGATGGGCTGACCTACAAATTTGCAGAGGTATGCGATGAGAGTGGCGGTCATTGATGCCGACCTCATCGGTCGCAAACGGCATCGCTTTCCCAACCTGGCCTGCATGAAAATATCGGCACACCATAAGGCGCTCGGTGATGTGGTGGAACTCAAAACGGATTATGGCAGCCTTGTTGATTATGATGCCGTGTACATTTCCAAAGTCTTCACCGATACCCCTGTGCCGGATACGGTCTTACAACTGGATAATGTCAGCTATGGAGGCACGGGCTTTTATTACGATAAGGCTCCGTGCCTTTCTGCTGCCATCGAACATCAAATGCCGGACTACCATCTATACGATGCCTGGGTCGGCACTCAGCTTGCCAACGGTGGAAAGCCCAGAGAGTACACCTATTACACAGATTACTCCATCGGTTTTCTGACCCGTGGATGTTTTCGCAAATGCGACTTCTGCGTCAATAAGAACTATGACCGTGTATCCGTCCACAGCCCACTCTCCGAGTTTTACGATCCTGCACGCCCGAAAATCTGTCTGCTCGATGACAACTTTTTCGGTTGCCCTGGGTGGCATGACCTGTTGGAAACCCTGCGGCAGACGAACCGGCCTTTCCAATTCAAGCAGGGGCTTGACGAAAGACTGCTGACTGAGGAAAAATGCTCGGCGCTCTTCTCCTGCAAATATGACGGCGACTACATTTTCGCTTTCGATAATGTGGCGGACGCAGAACCCATTGAAAAGAAAATCCACCTGGCTCGGAAGTATACCGATGCCGTGATGAAGTTTTATTGTTTCTGCGGCTTCGACCGAACCGACCGTTGGGATGCTGATTTCTGGCAACAGGATATTTTCGACCTGCTATTCCGAATTGAAATTTTGATGCGAAACCGGTGCCTGCCGTATGTGATGCGGTTTGCCAGGTATACGGAAAGTCCGTACCGAGGCGTGTATGTGAGCATTGCCCGTTGGTGCAATCAGCCCAGCTTCTTCAAGAAGAAGAGTCTGCGGGAGTTTGCCATTGCCAACGGAGAAAATAGTGCCTGCTACCGATACCTCATGGACTTTGAGAAGCAGTTCCCGGAAGTCGGCAAATATTACGATATGAGGTTTGAGAAATGAATAAACAGCTTACCCTCGGCAGTCTGTTTGACGGCTCCGGCGGGTTTCCTTTGGGCGGCTTGATTTCCGGCATCACACCTGTGTGGGCTTCGGAGATCGAGCCGTTTCCTATTCGGGTAACCACCAAGCGGCTGCCTTTCATGAAACACTACGGCGATATTTCCCAGATGGATGGCGGGAAGATCGAACCCGTGGATATTATCACCTTCGGCTCACCCTGTACCGATATGTCGGTGGCGGGCAAGCGCGCCGGACTGGACGGACAGCAGTCCGTTCTTTTTTATCAAGCCATCCGCATTATCAAAGAAATGAGGTGTGCCACAGATGGCAAATATCCAAGATACATCGTGTGGGAGAATGTCCCCGGCGCCTTCTCCTCAAATGGCGGTGAAGACTTCAAAGCCGTCCTCGAAGCGGTCATCGGGGTCGCAGAGCCGAACACCCAGGTGCCTATGCCTGAAAAAGCAAAGTGGCCTCACGCAGACTGCTACATGGGAGACGGATGGAGCGTTGCTTACCGAACTCTCGATGCTCAATATTGGGGAGTCCCCCAAAGAAGAAAACGCATCTACCTTGTCGCAGATTTTGCAGGTCGGAGTGCCTGCGACATACTTTTTAAGTCCGAAGGCTTGTCAAGGTATTCTGCGGAGGGCTTCCGCTCGTGGCAAGGAGCTGCCGGAAGTGCTGCGTATTGCGTTGGAGCAACAGGCTTTGACGGATACAACGGAGAACTGACTGGGGATGTGAGTTCCACCCTCGGTGTGAACTGCGGAATGAGTACCGGCAGAAACGGCATCGTGCTGAACGACCAGGGTGGTAACCGTATGGATGTCACAGACGAGGTCACCGCAACGCTCCGAGCCGAGGCTCACCATCCTCCTGTTGTTATGGAAGCCGCAGGGTTCTGCACCGAGCATTCATCCAAGAGCCGCAGCATTGGCTACGAGGAAGAAACCTCTCCGACCCTCCGAGCCGGAGTTGTGCCTGCGGCTGTTGCCTTGGAGAACCATCCGACCGACAGCCGTGTGAAGATTTCTGAGGACGGCAATGTTCAGACGCTGACCTCCCGTATGGGGACGGGTGGTGGGAATGTTCCACTTGTAATGAATTGGGACGGTGAACAGACCGCACCCACGCTGACCGCCCACAATGCTGGTGGCAATCAGCGGATGCCAGACAAGAACCACTTTAACTGTGTTCTGCAGGCTTACGGCATCAGTTCCCATGACAGCAATGCCATGAAATCCGATAATCCCCACAGCGGCATCTATGAAGCCGATACCTCTCGTACCATTGACGGGAACGGCGGCAACCCCGGATGCAACCAGGGCGGCATTGCTGTGGTGGAAAGCTACGCCATCCAAGGTTCTATGATCGGCAGAGATGACAAAAACGGTCCCCAGGGTGACGGCATCAACGAAGATGTCAGTTTCACCCTCAACACGGTCGACCGCCATGCTGTCTATGCGATGACCACAGGCAGCTTTGCCCAGGTTGCCGAGGACAAAGCCCCCACGGTGCTTGCCAGGGATTACAAAGATCCCACCGCAGTCTGCTACGGCATCGGCAGGGACACATTCAACCAGGGCAAGAACGCAAAGTTCTATCCGACCTTCGAGCCGGAGTTGCAGCCGACCCTCGTTGCCAAAGGCCCCGGCGCTATTCAGAGTGGCTACACTGTCCGTAGGCTGACGCCTACTGAGTGCGCCCGCTTGCAGGGCTTCCCGGACTGGTGGTGCGATGACCTGGGCATTGAACCCAGCACCGATGACCTACGCTTTTGGTACAATGTGTTTGAAACGCACCGCAAGATCGCAGGTTCTTCCACCAAGCCCAAGACGCTGAAGCAGATCGCCAAGTGGCTGCGCGATCCCCATTCGGATGCCGCCGAGTATAAGATGTGGGGCAACGGTGTGGCTCTGCCTTGCGTTGTTTTTGTACTGTCCGGCATTGTCTGGTGTACACAAAACGAGGGCTGATATGTGCGGATATAATCTACACCCCAAATGTGCAGATATAACTGGATATATCGGAACACTGACGGTAATATGTGACTACCAAAATTAAAGGAGGTCACACACATGATTATCAACTACAATGTCAGCGGTTCCGAC